AGGTCTTGATAATATAATGGATGAATCCACTGTCGAAATCTCCTGTGAAGGTAAGACTGTTACAATCAGCAAAGAATCTGCTAAAGCTCTTAACCTTATTTAATCCCTTTCCAATCTATGTTATGAATGATCAAGAAGTTGCACAATTAGTTGAATCAGAAGGGCTTGGATATGCCATCCAGTGCTATACAGATGGCGAAGAATTTAAGAATGAAGAACTCAAAAAGAAATGGCAAGTGGCCAGCAAGCTCTTAAATGAGATAGAGAAGATGCTTCCTGAGCTTGAAGAGGATGACGATTCCTAGCCCCCTACCCATTAGAGATATGAAGTGTAAAGAATGCAAAGTTGTTCCGAAGTTCGCAGCGCATCAAAATGCAGATGGCTTTTTGTGGTTTGAATGTCCCAAGTGTGGGATGAAATACTCTACTGAAGATGTTAATATCCCAGAGGATTACTGTGTTGGATTTAATACTACTGCCTAAACCTATGGATGAATTACTACGAAACAGCTACCAGCACATCAAGATAGTCGCCTCAATCGACAATCACTTTAATGAAGCTCATAAGAAGCTAAGGTCTGGTACAGGAAGGATAGATGAGTTTTTATGGAGAGAGGAGTCATTGGAGAACGAAAGGAAAATAGCATTTACTAAACTGCGGAATAGGCTTGTATGATTTATTACTACGAAAAGAATGGCAAACAAATTGAAAGAGAATTTCCTATGGGAGAAGCCCCAGAAGAGGTTGATGGATACAAGCGTTTAATCGTTGTACCACCCATACACTTCAAAGGCAAAGGCTGGACTACTAAGGAATGATGCAATTCTCCCGCAGTCAATGTACAATGCTCAGGTAAATGCCTAGCATACTTAATCGAATCAAAACGGCAGGGAATGTTCTCCTTGGAAGGAGTATTGCGCCTTTTGATACAAACTGGTACCCATCTGGCATATCGCATCTGTTCAAACCCAAAGAGTCGCTTGATGTCTATGGTGATAATGCTTGGCTCTATTCAGCAGTCAATGTGATTGCAGCAGAGGTTGCGCGTACCAACTTTAGACTCGCTATAAGAGATGGAGAGGAGCTTGAATACATAGAGGAGCACCAAGCTCTTGAACTATTGAAGCACCCGCAACCAATCAAGGGCGGGAAGTCGATGCTTACAGGAATGGACTTGAAGCTCATTACCACAGACCACCTTTTGCTTAACGGTGAAGCGTTCTGGCTCAAGAGTGGAACATATACGCAGACTGGTGCTCCTGCTTACCTTGACCCACTATTGCCTGAATACATGAAGGTTGAGGTAGACAAGCTCGGTCAAGTTACGAAGTATGTCTACGATACACAATCACGCACAGTTGATCTCGACCCGCTAGATGTAGTTCATTTCAAGCAGCCAGACCCGCGAAACTGGTACAGAGGACATTCACCAACAAAGAGTATCCGCTTCTCTCTCGACTCCCACAAAGAAGCAGACACACTCAACTTTAACAAGCTATCTAGGGGTGCAGTTCCTTCGGGTATTCTCTCAACTGAGAGCGCACTTACTGAGAGTCAGATTAAGCAAATACGCGACCAATGGCAAACAACGTATGGTGGAGGAAAGAACGCAGGAAAGACCCCTGTACTACCAAAGGGTGTTACATGGCAGCAAATACAGGAATCAAATGCAGAGATGCAATGGGTGGAAGGCAAAGAAGTAACGCGAGATGAGATACTAGCGAACTATCGTGTCGGTATGGAGATGCTCGGACGCACAGAAGACCAGACGAGAGCAAATGCTGAGTCGTCTATATTTACCTTCATGCGCTTTGGCATCCTCCCACTATTGGAAAAATACGTGGACACGCTCAATAATGATTACCTAGTTATGTTTCCAGAGAGTGAGGAATTGGAGTTTGTCTTTGACGACCCTGTACCAGAGAACATGGAAGAGAAGCGTTTGAATATTACAACACTCATGGAAAGCACAGCTCTAACACCAGATGAGGCAAGAACAATGATGGGACTAGAGCCACTAGAGCAAGCAGGAATCACAGATGTTCCTTATATGTCTTTCAACAAAGTCCCAGCTGGGCAAGTAATGGCAGAAGAGAAAGAGCCACCAAAAGATGAGAAGCCACCACCAGAGGACAAAAATTTAGAATAGTACAAACACACAAACAAACTCGGCAGATTGAAACAATCCCCGAAGATGTGGAAATGCTCTACGATGAGGAAGAGGAGCAGAAGATTTGGGCTGCGCTCTTTGCTACATATATGATTCTTGGATACAAGCAAGGAGTGAATCTCTATGCAACGACAGTCAATCCTACCGATCTATTTACACAGAGCGCATTGAGATCAATCCAAGCCAAGAGTTTCAAACATGCTGCGCTCGCTTTGAATACAACGAAAGAAGAACTACAAAAGCTAATGACTACAGCCATAAAGCAGGGAAGCAGTATTCAAGGACTTGCGAAGGATATAAACGAAATGTATGGCGAATCAATGGGCTATAGAAGCAAGATGATTGCTCGTACAGAGATTACAGAAGTTGTAAATGATGGTTCGTTTCAAGTGCTCAAAGCAGAGGGGGCAACTCATAAAGAATGGCGGTCTGTTATTGATGGAAGGCAGAGAGATAGTCATGGAGCAATGCACGGTGAGACTGTTCCTATGAATCTTCCGTTTGTGCTTCCTGACTATGGAGGAGGCGGTGGGGTATGTATGAGTCCAGGCGATTCCTCGCTACCACCAGGCGAAAAAATAAATTGTAGGTGCAGAATGGTGAATGCGAAAACGCCTCAGTACAGCAAAGAGGTTCTTGACGTTCTCTTCCTGCGCTTGCATTCTTCGTTAGAACAAAACTTTGTGGTACAATTGCGTAGAGCTTTTCAGGAACAGCGCAATCGCGTTCTCTCCCATTTCCCATCCTGATATGAATAATAGAATCGCAAACACCGCAGAAGTACGCGCAGTAGATCGTAACTCGCGTACCGTTGATGTTATCGCATCGACTCCAGCTATTGACAGTTATGGTACTCGTATAGATCAGTCGGGGTGGATGCTGGAAGACTTTCGTAGGAATCCAGTCATTACTTGGGCCCACGATGACAGAGGGTTCACAGCCTCAGGCGGCCGTCCTATCGCGAAGGCTCTTTCTGAGACTATTCGCGTTGAAGATGGCAAACTCAAAATGCGACTGAAGTTTCCCGACAAGGGTAAATTTAGATTTGCAGATGAGGTATATGATTTGCTCGCGGATGGCTTCCTGAATGCTGTTTCTGTTGGCTTCGAGCCTTTGGAAGAACCAGAGATGGTGCAAGAAGGTGAGTCAGAAGTGCCAACATATCGAAAGCAGAACCTACTCGAAGTCGCAGTCGTGACAATCCCAAGCAACTCCGAAGCACTCGCAGAGAGAGCCAAAGCCCTTAATTGTGATGCGAAAGAGATACGAATGAGAGCAGAAGTTATTGAGAAGATGGCAGAGGAGGAGGAAGCAGAAGTAAAGGAAGAAGTAGCGGAGGTGGTTGAGGAAGCAGAAGAGAAAGAACCAGTAAAGGTAGAAGTAACAGGGGCTTCCCTCTCCGACAAGGAGGAGCAGGAAGCAGTTGAAGCAGAATCTACAGAGTCAGTAAAGATAGTGGAAGACCCAGATGAAGATGCACGAAAGTACCAAGAATACTTCGAGAAGAAGCAGCCAGTAAATAAGGTATCAGCTAAAGTGCTTGAAAAGTTCTTCAAGCGCATCCTACTTGATAAGCCCCCAGCAGATGAAATAGAAGCATGGACGAGGGTGGCAGAAGCAATAGATGACCTCGCAGCAACAGCAGATGTTGAAGTTGAGGAAGAGAAAGAAGAGGTGACAGAGACAGTAACAACTGAGGTGTCCGAAGAGACACCACCCAAAGAAGAACCCAAAGCCGAGGTTGAGGAAGCCCCTCAGCCAGAACAGAAAGCCTCTGTTCAAGTTCCCTTATCAGCCTTTGCCAATCTCTCGGATGGACTCCGAGACATTTGTGTAGAAGCAGCCGTGAAAGCCTCACGCAAGGGAGTTCCAATTAAGGACTTGGGTAAAGTCATAGATGCTACAGGTGAAACATTCCTGAGCAATATATTTACTAACCAATCTAAATAATGGATGAAGAAAAGAAACCAACGGAGGAAACTAAAGTCGAGGAAGCTAGAGACGCTGAACTTATCAGAAGCATGAAAGGTAAGTCCAGAGAAGAAAAGGCTGCCATTCTCCATAAGCACATGGAGAAAGACCTCGGTGTAAAGTTTCAAGAGCCAGTGGTTGAACTCACTGACGACCAAGTTCGCATGATAATTGGTGGCGCAACTAAGGAAGCCAAAGAGGTTCAAGCAAAGGCAGCAGTAGAAGTCGAACGCAAGTACGACATCTCTACAAGCGAAGCAAACGCTCGCGCAGAGGAGCATATTAACTCAGCTCGCGTAAAGCATGAGCATAGGCTTCAAGACTGGAAAGAATGTGCAAAGGTTCTTCGAGCGATTACACGCACCGCAAAGGGTAGTGCGCAGTCGGGCGAACTACACGCAGCATACGACGCAGAAAAACAGTATATGAAAGCAACAGGTCGTGAAGCCCGATATATGGACATGGGTACTGATACGAGTGGTGGTTACTTGGGAGGAGAGCTATTCGAGACGATGCTCTACGAGAACATCTCTCGTTACTCCTACGCTCGCAAGTATTGTACGTTGATTAACATGGAGAAAGAGATTCTCCGTATTCCTAAACTCACCGCTACAGTCACCGCAGAGCAGACCGCTGAGGCAGGTGAAATCACACAAAGCCAGCCAACATTCGATCAGTTCACACTCAGCACAAAGAAACTCGCTGTGCTGACCAGGCCTTTCTCGATGGAACTGTTTGAAGTAGCAGACCCAGCACTTGTTCCTGCTCTTATTGAGTTTGCAACAAGGGAGATCAAGAAAAAGGAAGATGATCTTGTCTTCGGCACAGCAGCACCAGGCTTGCTTTCCCACACCACGAATAACGTGATAATGGGAGGCAGTACATCTTCTGGTTCAAAAGCAATCACCGACCTAACCTTCGATGATATGCTGAATACGCTGTACGAACTCGACCCACACTACATCCCAGATGAGGATATTACAGGCTCACGCCTCTTCTCTTCTGGCGCAGCTAGGTTCTGGATGCCACAGTCGGCACTCCTCGCTCTAGCTAAGTCTAAGGGTAATGACAATTACCACTGGGCTAGTGTGCAAGAGTTGAAGCACGACAAACGTGTACATGGCTACGACATCAAGAGGTGTCCAGGCATGACCGCAGCTCCAGCAGTAACAACTCGAACAGGTGTCTTTGGTGACCTTGGCTACATGGTATGTGGAGTCCGTCCAGGCTTCCGTATCGAGCTACAGTCCCAAGGCTCAGTTGATTCCGTCAACCTGAATGAGACAGGAAGCTACGCAATTCGTGTGGCTGAATTCTTCGACAATGATTCCATTGACGACGATGCCTTCTCCATTCTCAAAACATCAACTACCTAAGAGTCTTCACAATGCTCCCTTCGGGGGGCATTGATGAGAACTTTTCCCCTTCTCTCTTATGGCTTCAAGCTCAGAATCACCTTCAGAATCACCAAGCGAATCGCAATCGCGTTCGCCTAGCTCTACAGAATCACCTTCTCAGTCGCCATCTGAGAGCGTAAGCGAATCCCCTTCTGATTCGCCTTCTAGTTCTGAAAGTCCAAGCCAATCTCCTAGTGAATCGGTAAGCGAATCACCATCAGTTTCGCCTTCGTCTTCTGAATCTGTCTCTGAGTCACCTTCACTTAGTCCTTCATCTTCGGAGTCTCCTTCGGAGTCTCCTTCGCGCTCGCCTAGTTCTACGGAGTCTCCATCAAATTCTCCCTCGCTTTCACCTTCAACATCAGAAAGTCCCAGCGAGTCTGTGAGCGAATCTGTCTCCGAGTCACCATCTTTAAGTCCTAGTTCTAGTGAAAGTCCTTCGGAGTCTGTAAGCGAGAGTCCTTCCGAATCGCCCTCTGAGTCTGTAAGCGAAAGTGTAAGCGAGTCTGTGAGCGAATCTGTGAGCGAAAGTGTTTCCGAATCTCCTTCGGAATCTCCGTCAGAGAGTCCTCCTGCTGCTAATCCATTAGAGTTGATACAAGGCAAGAGACTGCACAAGGTCACCGAAACTAGAGTGCTTGCGGTTGCTGCTTATGTCGTAACACTACATTGCGGAGGTTGCAGGAAGATCGAGCTACTTAATAGAGGAGCAAATACAGCATATTTCCGATGTGATGGAACAACACCTACGGTTGCAAAAGGCGACCAGATTCTTATAGATAGCACCACTCGCAATGGAAGAGTTGTAATTGAGGATGGTAAAATAGAGAATATCAAGTTCATCTGTGATACAGGTGAAACAGCCACAGTCTTTGTCCGTATGTACTCCTAATCCTTATGCCTAAATATACTACTTCCATCTGTTACTTCTTCCGAGAGAATGGCAAACGCTATGAAGCAGGAGAGGAAGTTGAACTCACCGAGGAGCAAGCCAGAGAACACAACAGGGTTCATCCTGGTCTTCTCAAAGCAGAACGTATCACAACAAAGGGCAATCCCTCAAAGGTTGTTCGCACTTCTCGCAAGAGAAAATAGCGTGTGATATAATGTCCTTACTTCTTTCTAACTTTTTCAAATGGCTAAATTACGAGATCAAAAGGTAAACATGACAGGACGAGTCGTCTTGAGCGCAGCAGGGCTAATAGCTGCGGGTGCAATCGGTGGTGGACTCCTCTTGAATGAATTTACCGCTGAAGACACTCCGACCAATTCCACATTCGTCGCCCAAGATGAACTGAATATAGCATTCACTCAGACTGGTGGACTCGTTTCAAGCGTTGCCAAGTATGACAACTTATTTGTGATGAATCCTCTTAGCCTAATGAGGCAGTATCCTGCTGACGGTGATTCTGCTACAGGAGCAGTAATCGGAGGTTCTGGTACTGTTATTCGACTCACATATGAGAACTACAAGAACCCAGAAGAGGCGAGCTTCGATTGTTTCTTCGCTACATCAGCCAATGCTGGTTCTGGCGCAGCTCTCGGAGATTTGATTCTTGAAAACACTGGAACAGCTACAGGAGCACTCGCAAGCTACACAACTGGAACAGCGGTGTGGCCAGGCGATTCATACCTTATCTGTGTAACCTCCACAACTATCGCAGAAGATAGCCCATTCGAGGCTAGGCTGCGGGTAACATACGAAGACCGATACGGAGAATAAATTTAGAATCAGCATAGGGGTTAGTGCTCGCACTAGCCTCTTTTGCGTATAAGTAGCAAATTCTGAGAGTATAGAGCTATTCACTGCTATATTATTATAATACATATATATATAAAAGTCTTTACAATTTGCTTGCACTCCACTATACCTTTCTATATACTAAAGACAGTTAATAAGTATTACTTCTTTCACCCCTTTCACTCATGGACACGAAGCTACTAAAGGACATTGATGAATTACTACTAAGTCCTAACCATTGTAAAGAATCTATTCATAAAATGTTAGCTTGGCACTGCTCTAACCCTGCCGCACTTCAAGTCTTAAAAGAAATTGATAAATATTTAGATAGTAAAGTCTGTACCGTTCCTAATTGCTTTGCGTTAAAGCGATTTTACAATTAGTTTTTATTCTCTTTCCTCTTTATGCAATGGTAGATGACACTACATTATTGACTCACACCCCTTGGAATATACTTGCCAATGCTCCTGAGCTTTTAAGGGCTTGTGAGTGTGCAAGTGAAGACCTAAGCACCATTTTAAGTGGTGCGGAATACCACAAAAGCGCAGTACAGGAAACGCTTGATATTCTTGCCGAAGCAATTAAGAAAGCCAAAGCTAAATAGTCCTACCTTTTACCTCTTTAATCTTATGAGTGACACCGAACGCGCCAACTACTACAAGAACATGCTTGAATGGCTGCTGTATCAGGCAGGGCATAAGGATGGGCATATTCCCGAAGCTGAATGTGAGCTTATAGAGAAGTGCCTTGCAAAAGGAGCATAGCCACTACCTACAGCCCTCCTAGCCAGAGGGCTGCATGGTATTGGCCATACCCATAGGGGAGAGTTAGGAGTGAAAGCCTACTGCTCCCCTTTTAAGAACGTGGTACAATACTGTCATGGCTAGTAAAACAACTGCTTTGACAACATTGGCGCACTTCAAAACTCGCAATGGACTTGCACCAACTACAGGAACAGACGATCAACTCATTGAGCAGATCATTGACTCTGTTTCTGATTGGATTGAATCACAAACGCAAAGGAAGTTGAAGCGCAGAGAATACAATGGCGGAAGCGAAACTCATCCAACAACAGGAGTCGCAGATGAGGCTTACATTTACTTCAATGGTTCTACGAAAGACAGGGGGGGCGATACAGTATTGGATGAGGCTGGGTATGGACTGTTTTACCTCCCCGCTTGGCCTGTAGCAGCTAACGATGACGAGGTTACTTTTAAGATTGATCCATTATCAACTCGCGGCTCATCGGTATCAGGTAATGAAGAATGGGACACAGATGGCCTTACGGAGTGGGACGACTACATTGTAGACCGCGAAAATGGAGTTTTAAGGCGGCTAGGAGGCGCGTTTAGTGCTGGCTTTAGGAACTATCGCATCACGATGGCTGCGGGCTACCTAGAGGGTACTACGCATCCATTCATGCCTGATGATTTAGAGCAGCTATGTCTAAGGCTTGCAAGTGATCGGTACGACGACAGATCGAACCTAGCAAGTGAGAAGATAGGAACATGGAGCAGGACTTACGATACGCAAGGAAAGGATGGAGCGAAGAGAGCCGACCCATTTGTTGAAGATACGTTGATGCACTATAAAAGAATAACTCTATGAGATTGATACCACCTGAAATTACACAGGCGGTGTCGGTGTATCATCTTCCTGCTACAGCACCACAAACCTATCCTTTAACTCCGAGTGAAACGATAAGCGCAGGTTTCCTTCCTATGGACAGACACGCGCACGCGCTCGAAGGGGGGGAATATGTAGACCCCTATGAACTCTATTGTGAACCCGATGCAGATATTCGTGTTACTGATAAGGTTGTGATACTCGAAACAACTTACTTCGTCAAAAAAGTATTCAATGGCATCTATGGTGGCCTAGCCCACAAGAGAGCATCCCTTTCCAAAGATACTTAATGCAAGTTTCAATAACTACCAGTGGCGCAGACATCGCAAGGGATATGGCGAAGTATGGAAGAAATGCTGTACGAGAATATGACAAAGGAGTGCAGATGGCAGGAGATCAATACAATAATTTCGTTCGTAGGATGAATCCAGTCTCAGCAAAGACGACAGGTTACGGTACGAAAGGCTTTCCAGTTGATACAGGAAGAATGCAAGGCTCGATGCGTAAGCGCAGAGTTGAATTGCTTGCAGCAGGAGTCGGTCCCGCTGTTGGCATGAGCACAAAGGGTGGAGGAGAGTATGGACTGCATGTACATGAAGGAACGAGCAGGATGCCAGCGCGTCCGTTCTTACGATGGGGCTTGGATATGGGAGCTGAAAAATTGATTGATGATATACTGAAGGGCGTATCGTATAAACTTCGCAACTCTTAATGAATGATTCAGCATCATCCATTCGTACACAACTACTCTCTGATCTAGGAGATGTCACAGAACTAAAACAAGTTGTCTTAGGGCATACGATAGAGCTAACAGGCTTTCCTGCTTGTCGAGTCTATCTGAGTGGTATTCAGAATACGCTTCTTGATAACGCTCCAACGCAAGAAAGAACATACGTCTATGCTATCGAGATCATCCAAGAGCAGACAGCTATGGCGAAAGTAACCGCAGAGGCAGCTTTTGAAGATGCGATTGATTCTACACTAGACAAATTGCATACCGAATGGACGATCAGTGGCAACGCTGAGATCAGTTTTGTTAATAGCGGGGCAATAAAGATTGAGCAGGGTTCACAAGGTGCTGTTTCATCTGCTATAATTCTCCTTGAAGTTACCACTTTCATTGATGCCTAAATTCTATTTTTCACAGACTAACGAATCAATAAAGGCTAAGAACATCGAAGAAGCCAAACTGATTCAGGCGAGAAGGGCGCGCAAAGCAAGGAAGAAAGCAAGGAGTTTGGCTAAGAAGCAATCGCCAGTAGCAATTAAGAAAGCACCACCCTTTCCAAAGAAAAGCACACCAGTTAAAAAAGTGGTAAAATCTCCATCAGTCACTACCCCTTCTAAATAATGGCCAATACAGTAGGCGCACTACGCAACATCGGAATGGCAATTGAATCCGAATCTGGAACTGCCGATGATATTACTCACTGGATTCCAATCTCAAGCGGAAAAGCAATCCCAGAGACAGAGTATGTTGAGGATGAATCAAACTTTGGTCGCATGGAAGCACCTGTTGGCTCTGACGTTGTTACGGAGAACACACTTATCGAATTTACAGCACCAGCACGAATGGACTGGATGGGCTTGCTATTCGCCAGTCTCATTGGAGAGCCTTCAAGCGAACTTACAGAGGCAGATGTTTATTATCACACTTATACGTTCGTAAATTCACCAGTACATGACACACTGACAGTTAATTATGATGATGGAACAGCAGATGAGAGCGCAACATATTGTTTACCGACTGCGGTTTCTCTATCTTGCGAAGCGAAGGGTAAACTAATGGCAGATGTATCGCTTAGGGGACAATCCCTTGCCACTGATACAGAAACACCAGCATATACTTCCTTCCAGAAGATAATGGGGTCTGGCGTGGCGATTAAAGTTGCATCAGATATATCTGGCCTCGGTGCAGCGGGAGTAGTTGCTTTCCATGAATTCAAGCTCGACTTTGACCCGAACATTCTCAGCCATCAGGCGTTCGGGACTGGTACTCTGACAAAGAATCTCACTCAGTCAATGCGAATTACAGGTGAGCTAAAATTTCTGCGCGATGGGAATACATACCGTGATTATGTGACGGATGGTTCGACTATGGCAATGCAGATTAAATGTACAGGAGCAACACTTATCGGTGCTACCGAGTATCCGTACATTCAGATCAATCTAGCCAATGTAAGTTTTGAGAGCTATGACGTAACAGATTCTAACCGTGAAGCAGTCGTAGAAACAATCGGCTTCACCGCTCAATTCGATGCGGATGAAAGTACCCCAGCAATGATAGGTGTCGTTATTCAGAACTCGGAGAGCGGTGGGTACTACCAGTCGGTAGACAGTTCCTCGTCTGAATCTTCCTCTGAGTCACCATCAGCCTCGCCATCTTCATCAGAGAGTCCATCAGTATCTCCTAGTTGATATTGACTTGATTTTGCTAATCGGATAAGGTCGTTCTATGGAAATCATACTACCTTATTGCGAAAAGAAAGTTGTACTCAAGAAGTACATACCTCATGGCGTTTCTACGCGCTTTCAACAGACAATGTTTAAGGGGGTGAAAACCAATCTCGGTTCTCTCAACCCAGACAGGGGAGATTTGGCTGAGAGATTTGGTAAGAATCGTATGAAGGCATTGGATAAGCTGAAAGATAAGGAATACGAAGCTGAGCTTAGGAAGATGCAGTCTGAATATGTTACTGCAAAGATGGAATTGGAAGATGCTGGTATAGGCAATATGGAAGAAGCCAATATGGTGAAGATTCTTGGAATGGTAATCTCTATGAATGGCAAGCCAGCAGAAAGAGAGGCAATCGAAGACTTACATGAGCTTGATTACACAGCAATTCAAGATGCTATTGCTGAAATTGAGAACCTCCCTTTAGAAAAGCCATCATCGAAGGAATCTGGGAGCACGTCGAAGGAGGAGTAAGCGATGAAATGGCAGCATGGGAAGTAAGAGGATTTCTGCTAAGGCAAGAGGTTTATCATTGTACAAGAAAGGAGCTAGAGGAAATGAACACTGATGATGTTCTGATTGATTGGAATACGCGAGAGGCAATGCGTATCGCAAACAACAAAGCACAGGATGACAAAAAACGGTACAATAAGCGTAAGTTACCTTAGCATTAAATGGCTCTCCTTGATTCCAAAACAATCGAATATGTTATTCGCGTCAAAGACGAGGCGAGCAAGGAATTTCGCAATCTATCCAGTACAATCGAGAGGTCACAGGCAGATTTGAGAAGGGCTGGAATGGCCATGACTGCAATGGGGGTGGCAGGAGCGTTTGCAATTAAGACGCTTGGGGGAGCAGCAGGAGAACTACAGCAGACTACTAGGGCATTTGAATCACTGACTGGTTCAGTATCAGTCGCAAAATCCCTTCTCTTGGATTTGTCAAACTTCGCTGCGAAGACACCATTCACATTGCAAGGTGTACGAGATGCAGGAAAGCGTATGCTTGCGTTTGGCTTCGAGGCACAACAAATCTTACCGATATTGAAAGACGTTGGTGACATATCAGCAGCAGTCGGACTTGATGATGCTGGATTCAGACGAATCATTTGGAACTTGGGACAAGTACAGGCAAAGGGAAAGCTAACAGGTGTTGAAATAAAAGACTTCGCAAACAATGCAATCCCACTTGTCGATCAGTTGGCAGAATCGTATGGAAAGACAAAGGCAGAGATTTACGCAATGTCAGAAGCGGGAGAGATTTCTTCTGATATGGTAATGAAATCTTTTCAAGATATGGCAGGAGAGGGAGGGCGATTTGAAGACTTTATGGCGAAGAACTTAGGAACACTTCCGCAGATGGTATCTAACTTAGGTGACTCCCTCGCTATTCTTGGAGAGAAGCTAGGCGCACCGCTTGTCGCTCCACTTAGTATGTTGGCAGAGAAGATAACTGTTTTAGCAGACGCAGTAGGGGCATTTGTAGAACATAATCCAATGGTAGCAACTATAGGAGCATCGTTGCTTCTTATCGGTACAGCACTTCTACTTATAGCTGGCCCATTGGCAATGATGATTTCAATGCTACCACTTTTCATAAAGGGATTGGCTGCATTAAAGGGATTGGCAATTATTGCTGGGGGGGCTTTATCTGGGATGCTATGGCCGATAACTCTTATCATAGCAGCCACCGTTGCACTTGGGGTTGCGGTCTATGCGCTCTACCAGTTATGGGATGAGAACTTCTTAGGAATGAAAGACCTCACCCAGCAATGGGCTGACTTTGTGGTGGTACTTGTTGGTGATGTGATAGCTATTTGGCAGGGCTTTCAAGAATACTTCGGTATTCTTTGGGAGAATGTAAAATTCCTTGTGGGCGGTGCGAGTGAATATCTTTTCAATCTATTGCCCTCAACGATGCAGGGGATAGTTACGATGATGGTGGCAATATGGAATGGATTTGCAGTTTTCTTTGGTGGGATATGGCGAGCAATGTCGGGAACAATAATTGGTGCGCTCGCTCTTATTCATGGCATCTTTACTGGTGCAGGAAAGGCAGCACTTGAACAGGCTTGGTGGACTATGCTTAGTGGCATAGGAAATATCTCACTTGGTATTACAAATGGAGTAATCTCAATTGTAGAAGGTATGGTCAATGCCATTATTGGCATAATCAACAGCCTACTTAAAAGTATGAATGTGCTTCTGAGTCTTATGCCTGATTGGGCTATTAAGAGCATATTTGGTGGGAACCGAAAATTGGAATTCGGGAAAGTAGAATTTGGAAGGATGGAATACTATGAAACTCCTTCTCTTGCATCATTGATAGATCAGAACAAGAAAGGAGCAGAGAATCCCTTTAACAAGATGCTAGATAAAATGAAAGATGTTGTTGATACTGGTGGAGCAGGAGGAGGTGGAGGGGGAGGTGGAGGGGGAGGTGGAGGAGGCAAGAAAAAGACTGCCAGTGATGCAGACCAGCGCACATGGCTTGAAAAGAAAGTAGACGAGATTGCAGCAGGTGGACAAGATCAATCGGGGCCGCTTTCATTTTCAAGAGGATTGCAGAGGAGATTGGAGCAGAGAGCAGCCGAAGAGGAAAAGCAGCGGGAAGCAACCGAAGCAGCCGAAGTTGCAGAGAAAGCGCGAATCATTCAGAGATATGGAGAAGCGCGATACAACAAGACAAGGCAAGATGAAACTGATGCAGCTATTTATAGAGCAGAAGGTGAACGTGCAAGCGAAACAATTACCAGAATACTTGCAGATGATGCACAGAAACGAGCAGCGTATGGAGATATGGATGGTCAAGTAAGTGGCTTGTCGCAGCAGGGGCAGGGCTACTCGTATTCCAATCAATACGATTCAAGTACGCAGGCAGTAAAAGAAGAATTGCGAGATGTGGGAATAACTATCAATGTTGATGGCTCTATTATTGGTGCAAGCAAAGAAGATTTGGCTCAGTTGATTGGTGATGAGTTGATGAAGCAACTTGGATTATTAGTACCGGCTAGATAATGGCCACTACTATTTACGTCAATGGCGCAGATCAGACTGATGATGTTGAATACAAGTCAGTTCGCTTTCGTAGAGAGACGGGTTTCAAGCCTTCGACGCTGCGCTTTCGGATGCGGAATCTAACCACTCTTCTTAGTGAAGGCGATTTGGTGGAGCTATGGGAGGACACGACGCTCATGTTCTCTGGGCTGATAATGGCGATGAATACAGATTCCCCACTACCAGAGAAGCGTATGCAGGTCGATGTTGTGGATTGGTTCGATGCACTCGCTCAACGCTTCGTGAGAACAACATACGAGAATAAAACTCTTACAGAGATCGTGCAGAATATCATTGCGGAAAGGGTACTGGATGAAGACCTGCGTATCATGCTGCAATTCGAGGATGGCTCTGGTGCCGTTGTCACAGACTCATCTCAACACCTAAATCATGGATCAGTCGAGGGGGCAGGATATACATGGGGCAACTATTACTTGGAATTGGACGGTACTTCGGGGCTGTTTGTAAGCATCCCAGACGACAACTCAATTGATCTGGGTAACTATATGTCTCTCTGTATCGAAGTAAACCTTGATGCTCTGACGCGCACACTCATTGAAAAGGAACAGGGGGATAGCCCATACAAGGTAGAAGTAGACGCGGCTGGCGAGATTATCTTCACGGTAGCTGACAGCATTACAACCTACAATGTTACCACAGCCACAGCCCCTATCTCAACTGGGACTGCTTATACAATCGTATGCACATTCAATCGCTCGACGGGACTCGGAAAGATTTATGTGGATGGAGCACTTGTAAAGTCTGGCACATTGACTACCAACCCCCTACGTGCATCCACAGGAGCATTGGAGCTAGGCGAAGACGCGAATGATCTTGACGGAAAGATTTATCGTTTCTCTGCCTATGCGCGCGACTTGAGTGCAAAGGAGGTGCGAAGATGGCACATCGATGTACTCGAAGCCAAAGCACCAGCGAGGGTTCTAAGTGACTTTGCTACCAGCAATTTCGACAGGATAACTTTCAGCTATAAGTTCCCCACCGATTGCTTCACTGACATGGCAAAGACTCTGGGATTGTCATGGTACATAGACGAAGAGATGTATGTGAATTTTACTTCATTGACTGGAACATCGGTTGCCACTTTTGATGAAGATGATGGGACAATAACAAAGGGCGCGAGTGCAGACACATTTCTCTCCGATGTGAAGAATCGTATTTTCGTGCGGGGTGGTACATATCTCGGGACTTGGCGATCTGATGTGATGAAAGCGAATGGTAGCGACACGGTGTTTTCTCTGCCTTACAAGTACAGTAGATTTGAGCTTTTCACAGACACCGTTGGATTGTGTGGTAGTATACAGTCATGGTACAAGATGGACGAAGTCTCTGGCAATCTAGCAGACGCATTTGCAGTCAATACCTTAACTGCTGCCAATCTCACTTATGGGGAAACAGGACAACTCGGTGACGCAATTGATTTTAATGGCACTAACAGTTCAGCCCGAAAGACTGGAGCAACGCATGACACTGGCAATACGGCTCATTCTATCACGGCATGGATCAACGCAGACACTCATGATACTACGCAACGCATCGTTGCGGGATTCGGCGATTTTGCAGGAGGTCACAGCAAACTATCCCTCATAGTTGTCGGTGGTTCTTATTATCTAAGACATGATTTTGGTGATGCCATTACTACTGATCTATTGTCAGGTGATCTTTCAGGTGGTTTTCATCTTCTTGGGATGTCCTATGACCCCGACTTAGATGCTGGCAAGACCTTGCGTATGTATGTGGATGGAGCACTAGGAAGTACAACTGTTCTTTCTTCCACACCAGATATTGACGCGGGAGTGATTGAGATAGGCGGTAACAATGGCTCGAATGTAACGGATGGAGATATTGATGATGTTACTTTCTTCCAGTATGCGCTCTCAGATCAGGAGCAGGAAGCGATTTACAACATGGGAAACACCTCAAAGCTTTCGATGGCCATGATTCGTTCTGGTGTTGAGTTCTTGAATACGACTGGATACGATGGCTATTACAACTACCAAGAGAAGAACTACAGCTTTGATACAGCTCCTTCCGATGGCGACGTCCTGTACCCAACAGGCGAGCCTGAAGTGCCAGCAATCGCAGTTCGGAGTGATGGAGTTTCACAGGAGGCTTATGGTACGCGCGATATACAGATTATAGACAGCACTATCGAATCACAGACGCTTGCGCGGGCGCGCGCGGAGGCAGAACTCGCGAAGAGGAAAGACCCGAAGACGACAATAAATCTCTCAACATACGTTGCAGGGATAAATCCAGGCGATACCGTGACTCTTACAATGACTTCCTATGGCATTTCGGGAACGTACTTTGTGCAGAGAGTGAATACTACTGCATATTTGCCAGTGACATCGGGTACAAAGAAGTGGCTCTACGATTTACAGTGTACAAATTCTGAGTCAAGAGATTGGATTGATTTCTTAAGGGATAGCTTCGAGGCAGGGCGAGTGAGGCCAGTACCGTTGGAAGATGTGATTGAAGATGCTGTAGACCATGCCGAAAACATCGAGGTTTCTGATACGCAGACTATCAAAACACCGACAGATCATGCCGAAGATTTTACTGTGGACGATTCGACAAGTTTGAATGTCGTGACCAGTGGGAACTATAAATGGTCTAACGACGCAGAGAATACAGTGGACAGGCTGAGATACGGGCTGGGCGACTGGGGCTAAGATAAGCCATAATCAGGGGTATTGATCTTATGCCATTCCATATGATGAGTATGACATAGGAAACGAACTTCTAATGGCATTGAGTAATCATCATGGTGAGCTTCGGTCTTCCAATGCCCACACTTTTCACATGGGAATCTTCTCCATTTGCCACTTCTTATTTTTTGATTCAATGCACTATGGGCTTTTGCTTGGGCTGCTATTTTTGGATCACTCTTCCTGCGAGCAAGAATTGATATATTATTATCAGAATAATAGTGTTGCTTATAATGATTATGACATAGCTTATTGCAGTAATGGGGCTTATTACATCCGTCAATGCTACATCCAACAAATCCTCTATTGATTCTCAGTATTAAATCTCCATTCAATCTCCATCTGGAATAATGTGTTATACATAATCCTCTCCCATGCACCTTTTTAATGCATCCATCTGCCGAACAATGTAGTATCGTTTTACTCATTTGGACATGAGTATCTTATACCTTCTCTATTTACTTGTAAATATGTGAAGGTATTTGATATATGGTATTATAGTCGCATGTTTCCACAGATTATATTGCCGCGCCAAATAGGAATGGGAATGACTGGCTACCATACCTTTCATCAATTCCGTCCTCTTACAGCACAAGATGAAAAGCGTATGATGGAGTTAGGGAAATATTACGAAGATGGAAGAGGACATATCTATTTGCCGAAGTGCCTCGATCTTCTTATTAAGAAAGTCACACGGAAGAACCTTACCACTACAGACGGAAGGGAATTTCTGGCAAAGATACTTTGCAATACCGCAAGTGAAACTAACAAATACATCAATTATTTTGCTATCGGTGATGATAATACGGCAGCTACAGAGGGGGATAGCACACTCGGAAACGAAGTCTTCCGCAAGGCAATTGCAAGTGCAGCAGAGAGCAGTAACACCGCAAACATATCTGCCTTCATAGCAGCAAGCGAAGCGAATGATGACTGGGAGGAGTGGGGACATTATGTAGACGGAGGAGCAGGAGCAGATTCGGGTACATTATTTTCACATCACATTGATTCCACTATCAGCAAATCTTCACCCGATACAGTGACCGTTGATTCTGTCTACACTATCGCAGATGCTTAATGCCATTCTCTAGTTCTGTCAGCGCGGGCGATACGGCTACTGCCACTCAATACAACAACTTGAGGAAAGATGTGTGGCTTGCAGGGCTTGGCGATGGCTCAGATGGAACTTATACGCTAAACGGTACACAGGCTACAGTTGGTGGAGTATTCACAAAGGTGGATGGTACTAATTACACACTCGATAAAGATGCAGAGTTTGCTGATTTGACAATAAGTAACGGAGTGACATTCGACACCAACGGATATGTATTGCGAGTCAATGGAACTCTTACATTGAGTGGAGGAACAAATCTTGCAAGTGATGGTGGTGATGGTGTTGCTGGTTCGGCAGGTGTAGAGGCAACCCTTGGTGCTAAAGGAACTGGTGGAGCAGCAGCGCATACAGGAGGAACAATCCCAGATTCATTAGCAGGGAAAGATGGTGGCAACGGGGGGCAAGGTGGATTTGATGACAATAGCGCAGAAGATAATGGTGGTGCTGGCGTTGCTGGGACTGCTGCTGACCCGACATTCGCTAGTAATAGCGGAGCTGGAACAGCAGGAGCAGCAGGAGCAGCAGGTGGGGGGTCAGGCACGACTGGTGGAGCAGCTGGGGCTGCGGCAAACGCAACCGAACCAGTTGCGGGTGTACTATTCAGCCAAGTAATCGCACATATATTAGGAACAGATATGACACAACTTGATATAGAAGCTGCGCCCTCTGGTGGTGGAGGTGGAGGAGGAGGTGGTGGTGGGGCAGGAGCAGGGGAAACAGGTGGAGGTGGAGGTGGAGGTGGAGGAAGTGGCGCACCAGGAGGTCGTATGATAATTAAAACGAACATCATTACTGGCACTGGTAACATTACTGCCAAGGGTGGGAATGGCTCCGACGGAGGAGCAGGAGCAGCAGGAGCATCGGGTGGTGGTACTGGTGGTACTGGTGGAAAAGGTTGCACAGGAAACGGAGGTGAGATTGATCTGTTCTATCAGACTGGTACTGGTTGGTCAGGCGCAGCTACAGCAGCAGTAGGTACAGGCGGTCAGGCTAATGGTTCAGCAGGAACTGTCCGTACTCATAAGATTACTAACACCATATAGTTATGACCCCCGCAAAACCTCATGAAATTCTCTTGGCAAAACTAGAAACAAGATTCGATGACATGATGACATTTATGGGAAAAGAATTTGATGACATAAAAATTCGACAAGACGCAACCAATGGAAATGTTCTAAAAAATACAAAATGGAGATGGATGAGCTTGGGTTTTTGTTCAATCTCTACGCTAATATTGCTGCCGATAGGTTTCATAGTCTTCGCGGGATTGATTGGTTGAGTTGGGAGTATAATGAGTGACATGCCACTCTCCACATTCGCAGAGGAGCTAAAGAAAGAGATTGCTGAATCGCCAGAGGAAGACCGTGTGATATTAAAGCAGAGAGTACAGGCTGAGTTTATCTTTGAAGAAATTTCCAGAGAGGAGCGCGATTACTTATTTAGACTACTTGATGAATGTAGCAGACCCACTATTGCATAAGGCGCAAGCAGCAATCGAAGAGAATGATATAGCCCTTCTACAGCAAGTACGAGCCGAAGCTATGGAACAATACATGCTTTACGATCTTGATTTGACTACCCGAAATGAAATCTTTGCTATACTGGATGCCCATGTTATACGACAAAAGGAATCGCGATGAGATTCTGTTTCTTGACCCTGTAGTGGCGAAGATTGCTTCTATCCTGCTAGACAGGTTGGAAGACATGGGCGAAGAAGTCCTCATTGTAGATGGGAGGCGTACTTCTGAGGAGCAAGATGCTCTCTATAGGAGAGTACCGAGAGTGACTCATGTAAACGATTCAAATAGTTATCATGTTCACGGCATGGCAATAGACGTTGTTCCGATTGGTATGTTTGGGAGGTGTTGTTGGAACGCTACTAAGAGATATGAAGCCATAGCAAGGGAAGCAAGGATGCTAGGATTTGACTGGGGCTATGAATTGTGGTGTTTTGACAGGCCACATTTTCAATATACTGGTGGGCTATCTATTGAAGACCTTAAAAATGGAGCTGTGTTGCGTTCTAAGGAGTTTTCGTATGCTCGTAGGGATAATATGACAGAGAGCAGGATTAGAATGCTTAAACGTAAGATGAATCGTGTAACAGGGAACGTGCGCTTGATAGTTGAGGGCGAGCTGCGTAGACTGCTTGCCAGAAGAAAATCGTGATATACTTTATATCTACTTACCCGTTTCACTTATGGATATTGTCGCCACTATCGCAGGAAACCCAATCACACTTGGAGCAGTTGCTTCATGTGTAGTCTTACTTCTGAAAAAGACTCCTTGGTTCCCGCTTTGGGTAGATCAGCCATTGCGTAGCCGAACAACTGTTGCGGTAATTTGTGTAGTTTTCTCTGCTCTCGTCCAATACATTGAGGGCGGTGTGATTATAGATACTGCCACAGCGTTCAATGCTTTCCTTTCGTATGTAACCGCAGCGGCTACCTACGATCATTTGTTTAAGTCTTGATGCGATGCTTTCCCATTGTAGTAATGATAATCATAATGATTATCTTGCTCCTGCTTACTGAACCACATACCGCTTCGCTTGCTCTTATATAAGTGTATGATATGGGTATGGATGAAGAGTGGACTCAGTTCGATATGAACAGTATGCCTAACAGTGTGCCATCACGCTCTGAGGTGGATGATATTATTGAAGCTACTGTCGCACTACATCACAAGGTAGTGGCGAGCTTGCAGGTTGAATTCCAAAAGAAGCGCGAGGAAACAGAAAAGAATGTTTCCACATTTGGTGAACAGGTCTTCTATGCCTGTCCTAATGTATCGGTAGACTCCGCAGAGGCTATGGCATATCACCACTCACACAGAATAATAGAAGGAGAGCGCAAGATGTTAGAGCTTTCCATTCACGCTATGGAAGGAGTAACAGCAGGAAGAATCCAAGATGTAATGGAGCACTATGGTATTGATGTTGAAGAGACAGCCGATGAGGTGTTTGCTGATTGGGAGGAATAATCTCTAAAACTATCAGTGGAGGCGTATTTGGGTTTAGCTCGCCAGCATAACTTCACCACCGATAGTTTCAAAGATCATCTCCCATCAAAGTCCTCAACATATTGCCTAATGTAGCGGTCAATCGTAGGAGTATCTTCTATCAGATTCCAGAAATCGTGCTCATTAACAGGAAATCCCATACGCCACTTCTTCATACACATACGCACTACGAGCCTCTTATGTGAACAGCTACGGAGTGATGGGTTCTCGTCTAAGACTTGGTAGACAGTTTGTTTTAGATTCCTCTTGGAAGTTTCCCAGCCGCCATCAATCTTCATCTGTTGGGTCATCGGTGTTGAGTGGTAGTGGATAAGTGCTGACAAGCCAATTGTCTGAGAAGATCATGTAGGCTTTGTCGTTATCGTTAAGCTCATACGTCCCAAGTCCGATTGCATTGAATGTGCGCTCTCTTGCTACGCGGAGGAAGAGTCTCTGCATTTCCTCACTGTCTCTGTACGGCCCCTTATGTATGTCTCTAATGATCGGAACAGAATTCAATACAGAGGAGAATGTCGCTCTGTCATAGTGCTTTGTGCCGATTCCGTGTGCATAGCCTCTCCCAAGAATGTGCTGCATGTCTACAAATTCATATCGCAACGTGAGAATGCAGATTGGCAGATCGCCCCACACTCTACGCAGGTCGTCTTCTCTGAATTTGGCGGGGTCAGTCATTGTAGGATTGAAAAAGAATAGAAACATGTCTGGGGAAAGTCCAAAATCTATCATCATTGTGGCAAAGTTGTATTTGTACAGCTCCGCAATCGCCAACTTGGGCTACTACCTCATAGATTGTCATACCACTGCCATGCCTTACTTTTTTTCCTATAAGGTCAGTCATTAGTAGTCATTGGAAGTGTAAATAGATAGTTGTTTCTTTAGCTCCTCGTTCTCCTGAGTGAGTTGTATGTAGGATTGGGCTATGTCGGGGAAGCTATTTACAAGGGAGCAAATAATAGCTTGATCTCTTCCCCATTCGACCTCAGCAACAAGGCAACCGTCAGCAGCATCTATATCAGCTAATTCACTTATTCTTCCATCATCTCTACCAGCTTCACTAATATGACCTATGTGCCAAGGTGAGGTGCTTGCGCTTTTATAAACTTTCATAAGTGATCGCACCTTCTCCATTACATCAGTTGTTTCCATTTTGGAAATAACTGGACTCTTGCCTTCGGTAGGGTAGAATTTTTTTTGAGATAAGCTATATACAAAACGATGATTGCAATCTCTACACGTATAATCATTACAATAGTTTTTTCCGTTAGCCCAAAAAACTGTCAGATTTTCTGAGTTGCAGATTGGGCATAAAGGGATTTGCTTCTTCTCCATTATGTCGTTGGTGTCTTTGGGGTCAGTCATTTTAGTATGTTTTTGTGATAGGAGTATCGTCTGGAATTCCACCAACTTCGGCTACAATCTGTCCTGCTATCGTATGAATTTCTTCAAGCCTAATTCGCAAGTCTTTTTTCCTTGAGAATTGAATTTCAATAATACTGGATAATCTTTGTATTGATCCTGCAAAATTCTCTACTTGTACAAGTGTCAGTGCTTGTTCATGGCCACCATGCTCCAACTCCTCTATCCTCTTCTGTTGTTGTACTACGAATTTACACATAGTTATAAAGGCTTCATCCTCTTTACCTACTCCTCTTTCGTGGAGTTGGATAAGCAGTTTCACCTTCTCCATTGTCTCC